TAAGATTAGATTTTAACCATTTTACTACATTGGGGTTATTAACTGTCTGGGACAAATCTACTATAAATTGGTCTATAGTATCTAAATTATAGATATTACGTTCTAGTAGGTAGTTTAGTAGTCTCATAACTTATTTATCCTGTATAATATTGTTAAATCGGTTCTATCAGACTTATATAGTTCACTATCTGGTTTAACATATGTATAAAAAGCCAAATCATTATTAGCTGTAAATAATCCCATTTCTGTTATTGATTTTGCTGTGAAATGTTCTCGTACATTACCTTTTATGTAATAATGTCCACCATCTTCTGTCACACTTAAATTATTTCCCAATAGAGGTGTTATATCAACTATACTGTTATTAGCCTCTGCATCCCAAGTATCTGTATTTTCACCATCACCCACTTTTATATAACCACCATTAGCAAAGGAATCTACTAGATATTGTGTTGTAAATGGGCTGCCAACATCTGTCACTATAGCATAACCACTTAGTGACTCACTAAAAGTTATTGTACATTTCTTCTCGTGATTATAAAGTTTTATATTAAGTGGTAATATTCTATTATGGTCTCCGTCAAAACAATCAACAAATACACCATAATGTTCTAGATTATGTTCCACTTCCCAGGTATCTGCCGAAACAGACTGAACGTGTAAGTATTCATAATCTCTTATATTACAATATCCCAATGTTGGTACATACCAATTAGTGCTGATAATATTAGCTGTATCGGCACGAACTGTATCGGGTAAAATTTGTTTATAGTTATAGAAATAATGATCGGCAAATACCAACACCTTATTAAGATTGTGTGGCATTACCCAATTATCATTGTCGCCAAAAAAACTCCCACCATATTCTATTTCACCATATTCGGGAAGTATGTCGCCGGCCTCATCAAGATTTACGAAATTATATTGTGACTTTTTAATAAAAACCCTGCCGGCTTGATTGGAATAGAATTCTATATTCACTTCATTTTCATTTATTATTATTACATTGGCTGGATAAAGCAAATCATTATTCATATCATAACATTGTACCAATATATTTCTAGTATTTAAATTATGAATTATATTCCATTTCATAGTTGGATCAAGTCTGGTATATACGTAACCAGCACTTGATGTGGTTGTGTCCAGACAACATCTTGTATATATGCCCGAATAATCATATTGATTATCATATAAGTCAATTTCATTACCAGAAAAATCTGTTTTGGGCGATACAAGAATATTATAATGTGAAAATTTACTTACCGGTCTAGCAAGCTCCCAATTATCTAATAATATTTCTAGTGTATCACTTTTAAGTATATCTGGATTGGATAATGGTTCACAATTTACATCTATTTCAACTTTATAATGTGGTGACTGTATAAGATTTCCGCCATATGTCAGTTGTCCTATTTCTTTAACAACCGCATAGCCATCTGCGCTTGTTGAAAAAGTTGCAATATTTGTATCTTGGTCATATATTATTACATTGTCTGGTTCTGCTCTATATATGTGTTTTGCTGTAGTATCGGCAATACTTACTAAAGCATAGCCTATATTTCCCGATGTGGCAAATGTAGCAACAAAATCTGCTGATGATGTAAGAGACATAGTATTTGGTCTTTCTTTTGTTACTGGTGTAATAATAAGATCGTCTGCTATTTTAACAGATACATAGCCATTAATTGGTTTATCATGTATAATTTCCAACCAATTTTTATTGTATAATCTACAATGTGGGGGATCAATCTCAAATAGTGTTGGATATATTCCCTTAACTGATAAATATCCCGATACGGGATAACTGAAAACCGCTCTACAGCTTATATCATCTATAATTTCAACTGAATCTGGTTCCATTACAACAAAACTATTATTGAACGCCTGGGTTATAATACCGGGTTTACCAAGATTATGTGTAATATTCCAAGCACTAGTGGGTATGGATTGAACATGTAGATAATCCGGTGGAACACAAATACATTTGCCCGCCACCGGAGTTATAAACGATGCTTGTAGATTATTATGGTTTATTAGTTGTATCGCAGACGGCGATATCATGTTATTATTATCATCATAATATTGTGATATTGAGAGTTTATTGCCTATATTATGCGCCACATTCCAAGTTGATGCCGTCACTGCTTGGGTCACTGTTGTTCCTGGCTGAATACACACAAAACCACTTGTACTACTAATAAAATCTATAGTTATAGTATTGCCATCATTGTTAATATTGTTTGGTGTTAGTTTATTTCTATTATAATCATAGCAAGCTACTAGTGTATTTTCTATATTATGTCTAAGCAACCAGCTATTACCCTCAATTAAATGTGAATATACCGAATATATAATCTCATATGTATCCAAATTATGTTCAACCCACCATTTTGTGCTATATTCTTCCTGGTGATGTAAATAATTTCCCCTAATTATCATCCCATATCCGGCATCCGGCGATGATAAAGTAACTATTAGTGTTTCTCCACCCTCTCTTATTTCAATATTCTCTGGTATAAATACACTTTTTGGTGAATATGTTTGGTATTGGCTAATAACATCGTTTCTCACTTTAATTATAGGCGTAGTGTTTATATCCCACCGTGCTGATGGCGATACAGACTCAAAAACTTGATCTGCCCTACAAATAACCATAAACCCCGATACATTTTCAGGAAAAGAAAGATAATATTTTTCATGTTGGCAACTAAAATTATCTGGATATATTTGGTATCTGTCCGAATCAAAGCATTTCACTATACTATTATCATACAAATCTCCTATTTCCCAAATATTATTACTGTCGGATATATAAAATTGTGCTATGACTTCTTTTTGGCCAAGATTATGTTCTATATTCCAGATATTGGATTTTTCTATTATTTTCTGTGTATAATCAGGAATTTTACCATTAAAAACGCCACTTATAGGCATTGAAGTTGTAACTTTTATATTACCAGCTCCACCATATGAATCTTCGGTGAGATAGTCTAATATTACATTTTCGCCATGATATATATAGTTGCTAAGGTAATGTCCAGACAATGCAGTACTAAAGAACCAAGTTGATGATGCGGGTAAAGAAATTGTTTCATTTGTAACTAATAGTGAAACAAACCCCTTTTCTGGTCTAGCAAATTTTATCACCAACATTTTGCTATTAACTATTATTATAGCTATTGGATAGATAATGTTTCCATTACTATCAAATGTTTGTACGATTAAGCTTTCTGTATCAAGATTATGTGATATTCTCCATTCATCAACTGGTCTGGTGCAATAAAAATCTAGTGCGACTGCACGAGAATCAAGATTGTGTTCTATTGTCCAATGTGTATCGGGATATTTCTGTGTATGTAAATAATTACCACTAACCGCTATCACCATCATATCATCAAGATAAGCTGTGCCAAATAACATTCCACCAAAACCACTTGGTGATATCGAATAGTTTAGTAAATTTATAGCGGTATAATCAACAGTATCATAAGCTCCGACTATAGGTGTTAATGTATCAAGATCATGCTCTATAAAATTATTTAAAGTTTCTTCCGATACAAACCACCCTGGATCAACTAACCATCCGGGGGAATCAAACCAGCCCGCATACGTTGCCGATACTGGGTCCGATTCTACAGTTGAACTTTCTGGTAAAATAAGTAGGGCGGTGCCCTTATAGTTAGAATTGAAAGTTATTCTTACTAGATAGTTTTGTAAGCTTTCTATATTAGTTGGTATAATAAGATTAAAATTTTCATCATAACACCTTATAAGAGGAAATCTGGTTTCCAAATTATGCATTATCAGCCACGATGAATTGGGAAGTCTTTGTGTGTGAATATAACAATTTGATAATGGAACTGGGTATCCACCCGCATTTATTAAAGAATGATAACCCGCAGATACACAAGTATTAGGTGTATCACCATAATAATTTAAATAATTTATATCTACGAAATGATTAAGTGGTACCTGTGGTAATGCATTGGGATTTTCTGGATATCCATTGCAAATATCTTCGTTGTGCCACCTTTCATAGATACTAATTTTATCAGTAGTGTTCCAAAAGAAATTCTTAAATATAGTATATAATGAAGAATATGTTCCTTTTTTCTTTAAAAAATTTGGTAGTTCTCTTACATATTCCCGCATTCGTCTTTCTTTTAGTCTGGTTTCTTGTGAATTTTGGTCAACAAACAGACTGTCTAAGTATTCCTTATTAAGTTCTATATTATACAACCCAGCTAGGTAAGTAATAAAATTTAGGTCTATTTCTAGTGCATCTAATAATGTTATAACATTTTTTTTCTTATTGTAAATCTTATTGTGTATTTTATCAAAATAAATATCAAAAAATTCTTTAATATTATCTGTTTGTAGATGTATTGGCAAACAATTTAAAACATATCTATCCATACCATAGTATTCTATACGATAGTTATTACTACGGCCGAACCAGTATGTTCCATAATGGAAGGTTCCATAAGTGGTGTATGGGCAGTCTTCAGAGTAAATTTTGCCAAGATACAAAAATGGTTTTTCTGTATTTACAAAATCCAAAGTATCTGGTTCTATATCAGACCTTATTCTAAGATATGAATCGAATGATATGGCGTTATAACTATTATTACCATCTGTTCTAGTTTCGTCATATATAGAACTTTTTCTAAGATAGACTGTGCTTTCATCGTCTATTTCTATTGCACTTGTGGCCGAAGTTTCTAGTGTATTTAATCTATTTACATAGAAGAAATTATCATTATAAGATGGATTAATAGGTGCAAATGGAATTGAATACAGCTCGGTATAAGTTGTATTGTTTTCGTATTTCTTTTCTACTACTAAATCGAAATATGATGCCGATAATGCTTCTATATCATCAAGAAAATCACTATCGTTTATATATAACACACCATTTAACACATCAAAAAATTCTTGTAATAGAAATCTAGGCGATTCTGTGAATTTTGGCAAACTATTAACCTCTTATAATGATTTTATTTTATTACAACTTTGTATTTATTATCATATTTCTTGAATATTTCATATTGTCTTTTATTAATAAGCAAACTACCACCAATAATTATATCATTTGGTATTTCTTCTAGTGATGTATTATATAAATCTAAATTGCCATTTATTACAGTTTTATTATTTATTTTTTCAATATTACTAACACATAAATAACAATTGCCTTTTACTACCAGTCCTTTACCTATTTTTTTAATATTACTAAAAGATAAATCTAAATCACCACCAATACTAACATTATCTAGTAGTTCTTCTATTGGTGTATCAGATAAATCACAATTGCCCTTTACTACTAAATTCTTACCTATTTTCTTAATATTACTACCAGTTAAATCCAAACTACCACCAAAAGTCATATTATTTGGTATTTCAATTATTGGCGTATTATGTAAATCACAATCACCTTTTACTATTAATTTACTACTTATTTTCTTAATTTTACTATCAGACAAATCTAAATCGCCGCTAATTATCATACTATATAGTATTTCTTCAATTGGTGTATTAAACATGTTACAATCACCTTTTACTATTAGGTTGTTGCCTATTTTTTTAATATCACTAAAAGATAGATCTAGATTACCATTAATAGTTACATTATCTGGTATTTTAGTTGTATTACTAAAAGATAAATCTAAATTACTATCTACTATCATACCACTTACTAGTTTAATATTATGTTCAGATTCAGTTGTTGATGTCTCTGTTAAATAACTTAATAACTTCATTATACCCCCAAAAAATACAATCACCCAAACTTAACATTGGGTAATGGCCAAATAGAAAAAATTAGTAACATGAATATTGGTGATAAGTGATCTGATAATTTCATTATGTTTCTTCAAAAAAATTACAATTAACCAGACTTAACATTGGGTACTGATTAAAATCAAGTAATATTGTTTTAAGTGAATTTTCTTCCCAATATTGAGTAATAGCAGAAGTATATTCAGAATATTGTGGATAATGCATACTACCATTACTATATGGATTAGACCAATCGCCTGTTATTGGGTCATAAAAGTCTATATCTCTTATATTTATATTATATATACCTTTTACATTGCTAAATGTATTAGTTGAAGATGTTTTGCTTGAATCCAATAAATAATTTATAATTTCCATAAATGATATGGTTTCGCCGAATTCACGTTCATCCAAAGAAAAATAATAATTAAGTTTACTTTTTATATCTTCCCTTACATTAGCAAATCTATAATTTCGTTTTATTCTAATACCCATATTAAACCTAAAATAAATAAAGTCGGGCACAAGAAATACCTCATAGGCACATAACATTTTTCTTGGTTCTAGATATTCCGCTATAGTTTCCATGAAAGATGTTGTATAAGAACCAGCTATTACTATACCATCTTCATTGGTTGTATAATTTAAATTACCATTCCATGTTTCTGGTACAAGTGATAGATATACTTTATTGTAATCTAAAATATTGCCACTTGGAGATATTTCCTTTTCTCCCCAAGCATTAGCTGTTTTCACCAAACTATGATTCTCCAAATAAGTAACATAATCGTTCCTGGTTACACAACGATATTGTGCATTAGTCATGCTTTCAATACCATCTTTTATCTCGTCGTTTGTTTCGGCGTCGACACCACCAGTAGATGCGTTTGTATTAGTTATGTTGTACCAAGATGTGCCCAGGTTAAATTCTAATCCAGCACTAGGAGTTACAGTAATAAAGTTACTTGAGCTTACATTTACTATAGTATTTGACCCCACATTACCATTAGCTCCAAGTGTTTCTATAAGAGTTATGGAAATTTCATCATTGAGACCTGGTATATTTCTAGCATCGGAAAATCTTACTATATATTGCCCATATTTATTGGAACGTAATACATAAATATTGTCATCATCATTGAGACCGGATAAATCTTCATAGAAATTTTCAACTCTATTCCATAAAGTACCATTCACTGACAATTCTACTGACGGATAGTTATCATCTTGATTATCATCATAACCAAATGCTAAGGTTGGTAAATATAATGTGTTGTCTAATAAATCTCTACCATGATAAGTATATTGTTTTACTCTACCTTGTGATATTGGTACTGATAAAATTACTGGAAAAGAATCTATAGTTTCAAATACATCATTAGTAATAGTAAAATAAATAGATTCACCATCATAGGTTGCATTGTTGTTGGTATATACTTCTGTCCATGCGTTTGCTCTAATAGTATCACCAATATTACATCCATAAGATGGATAAGTACCTGCTGATGGTATCGTAACAGTAAGAGTAGTTCTTGATGATAATGGCCCTTTAGGATAATAACCAACTAAATAACCTAATCTTATAATATTTTCTCTTAAATCTGCTGTATCAACATAGACATTTTTAGCTATTTTATTTAGGTAATATCCAGTAAGTTCACCTAAGTAAGCCATTAGTTCAATTAAAATAGTAATATTACTGGCATCTGTATTATAGTCTTGGAAAACTGCCGATTCGGACATTTTTTCCTTTAAATCAGCTTTTATCGTATCAAAATTTAGGTCTAAATACGATGGAGTAAGTTCTGTCATGTTTAAATCCTTTTAAGTATGAAATCAATAGTTTGTATTACATCTACACGTGGTAATATATAGAAACTTATTTTTGTTCTATATTCATTATTACCTGTATCATAAGCAACATGAACATTAGTAACTTCTATTCTGTTTTCATATTCGGTTATAGCATTTGTAATAGTATTACCTAATCTTATAGCGTTAATTTCATTTATTGGTTCAAATAGAAAATTATGTGGCCCATAAACAAAATCTGGCCTCATTCTTCTCGAACCTTGTATGGTTTTAACTATATTTTCTAAAGCGTTGAATATGGCCTGCACATCTTCATCTTTTTTTATGTCACCATCAGTTTGTTTTGATAAAGTAATATCTATATCACTATATACAGCCATTATGGACTCCCAGATGGTGGCCAAGTATGTTCCCAATCATCAAACTTACCATTCCAAGTTATTTTGTCGTAATCAATATTACTTGTTATATCTTTTATATCATTTTCCAAATCTATTAATTTATTGAATACTTCTTTTATTTGTTCTCGTATTATATATGATACTGACCCAGAATAAGATGGTATTCTAATATATTTAGTATTTTCTAGTATATTTCTTGCGTCCAATGATATTCCTGAATCGGCCAATACTTCGTCTACAGTTAAGTCTAATTGTGATGCACTAAGTTCTATAGTAATCATACTATCAACAAAATAACCACTACAAGCTTCATTCAAAGTATCATTATCTATTATTGAACCACTTACTTCTGGTAAAGTCATGCCGGAAGGGTTAAGTAAATCATTTATACTAAAACTTAATAAAGTATTTTCAATATAATCTGATTGTTGGTCAAATATAGAATTCAGTGCATTTTCTACTAAGAAATCTCCTTCAGATGATATGAAACTAGCTGATAATGCATCAGAAACAAATTGCTGCATTTCTTCTAATTCATCGGCCATACTACCAGATGTTGTTACACTAGATGTATTACCATAGTAATCAAGATAGTCTCTAGTATTATAGGTTGTACCATCATAACTTGCTAATCCAGACCTGCCAAGTATATTAAGATCAAATTGAGTATATTTTGTAATATCAGACATGTATTGATTTAGGTCTAATAGATTCGGTTTAAGTTGAAAACCAAAATCATTGGCAGATGAATATAATCTATTTACAGCTTTAAGTAAATTAAGGTTTCTAACGGAACTATTTAATTTACCTATAGTGGTATATATAATAGTTCCTGGTATAGATGTTATAGAATTTACATGATTTACCAATGCTCTTACTACTGTGTATGGTAAATTTTGTACTGTTTGTACAAGTTGTCTGGCATAATTATATTCTTGTTTAACGTAATCAACTACATTGTTAATATCATTTACAATATCTGTTACTGGTGTTACTACACTATTTACGAAATTTACCGCATCAGTTATTACACTATCAATAGTTTTTTGTAAGGCATTAACTGTATCAAATATAGGTTGCATTTGTTCTCTTATAGCACCCATTATTCCACCTACGGCGGAGTTTACTACATTAAGTGCTGTGCCAGTAGGAGTAAATCCTAAGTGCGTTTTTACTGGACTACCAATAAAATTCATTCCCCAAGAATTTTCTACTTTTATTGCCTTTACCTGTCTGGTATAAAATCCACCTACATTTTCATCAAACCAACCTAGTACATTATTAGTTAACCAGCCCTTATTGCTTTTAGTTTCGTTACCATAGCATGAATCGGTTCTGTTTCCCTTACAATCAAGTTTTTGATTTACCCATGAAGCAATATTTTGCAAACCAGTACATAAGAAATTTTGTGAATTTTCTCCTTCGGCAGCTAAAGTTTGTGAACCCTTCACATAAATTTTTTGATCATCTCTAATAAATACATCTTGGCCCGCATTTACTATAACTTTTTCATCATCACTTACTAATCTACTTGATTTACCACCTACTGTTATATTTCTATCATTTTCTACATAACTATTATAATCTTGCATAGATATATCATATCTATCTTGTGCATTTCTTATAATAAGATCGCCATCCTGATTGAACTCCAAATAAGAATGTGATGGATGATAATAATGTAATCTCTCCCCACCTTCTGTATTATCAATTTCTATCACATGTCCACCATGTGTTGCTATAACAATATTGTTGGGATACTTATCTTCTGGTAAATATTCTGGCTCATCCCAATATTCACCATCGGCTTTAGGTATATCTTCCAGTAAATTATTTTTTTTAGTATCTATTATAGTTCCGTCAGTAACATCACGAGCTAGTTTATGCCAATCAGCTTCTCCAAGCAATTCGTCTATCGGATATTCATTATCTGGGTCTGAAAATCCTTTATTTGGATCTGGTTTTGTTTTAGGAACACCTGGTGATGTAGCAAAATAACGTGGTTGTAATATATTACCATTTTCAAAAAATAAAAATACATGGCTACCTTGAACTGGTACTGCCCATACACCATAACCACTTATGGAACCTTCCATTATGGAACATACTGGTTCGGCCCAGGATAAATGCTCAGTAGGAATTCCCATAGTTTCATGTTGTTGTCTTTCCTGAGTATGAATACCGAATATTCTTACTCTTACTCTACCACGTTTTTCAGGATCTTTATTATCTTCAACAACACCACGATAAATTCGATTTAGTTTGCCCGTAGATGGTAATAAATTATCTAATGTTACTTTCATGTTGAAAATTTACCTAAATTAAGATTAAATGGTGTATAACCAGCAGTTTTAGTATTACCAATTATTTTAGAAGAATTATAAGCATTTTTTATAAGCACTATAGTTTGTGTATATAATGGTGTAGTTAATGGACTGAACTGATGAGTTATTGATTTTATTAAATATTCTCCACTATCTAAAGCATTGTATATTTCTTTTCTATTAGCCGATGGCCACATTATTTCTATTTTTTGTCCTGCATATCTTTTATCATGTCCTAATAACATAAGTTTTACTGTATTATGCAATGAATATCTTCTGATAAAGTCATTATAAAATATATTTTTTAGAACTTTTTTATCCGAATCACCATCAACTTTATACATATAGTTAAATTTGCTGTTATCATTATCTATATAATTACCATCAAATAACGAAGCATTACCAAGAGAAGTTATTTTGTTTATTGCTTTGGAATAAATGAATTCTTCATCCTTTTCTATACCAAGAAATGTTTTGCTACTAGTATCAAAGCCTAGTACTTGACCACCACCAATTTCTTTCACTCCAATATGGTCAACACCCGATGCCTGCCAAGCCATAATAGTATTTTCATAATTTATATTAGAAGTATCAAATATATATATATCTGGGTCTTTCTCTGCCAACTTCAGCATACCATCTAATGTAACATAATTTAATAAATTTTTAGAATTACTGAATAACATATACCCATATTTACCTCTTGTACCAGTAATACGATTTGAAATCCATCTTATACTATCGGCTGTATTCCAAAATGGCACATAAAAATTTATTCCCAAATTACCATCAGATGGTTCTAAATCAACTGTATTCATATCCAGTTCTAACATGTCATCTATCATATCTGCAACAATATCAGACCCAGACATATCTATTCCCCAAGATTTACTAAATTTTTTCATAGTAAGATTATTAAAAAAGGTATCGGCAAAATATATTTCTATGGCAGATTTTGCTGCTTTTTTAAACTCGGTTATACCTTCTATCTTGGGTATTCTATATATACCAAATTCTTTTTCTATTATACCATCACTACCATAAGTAACAATTATACGTTCATCACCAGTTAATGGTCCATATTCTTTTATACCATATTTGTCATATAGGGTTATTTTGCCCAACATACTCATAGAATAAATATCTTCTATAAAATAACATTCCATAATATCTTCATTATCTATCTTAATATTTGATAGATAATCAAAATTTATAAAAACACCAAATGAACTATTATCTGTTGGTCTCATAAACTAGCAATTATTCCAATTTCTTTAAGTAGTTGATAGAGATATTCTTGTTTTAATATTTTTAGATTAGTTCCTGGTAATAACTCTTCAAAGGGATTATTAATATTGTTCATTAAAGCAACTACCCACCATAAGTAAGGTGTATCATAATATTGTTGTGATATAGAATCTAACCAGTCTGTATCACTAACTTCATAAGTAAGATAATATAAAATACTATTTTGTACATTTTCGTTAATTATGTATGTCCTAAAAATATTTAAAAAATATTCATTATTATCAACCATAATAGGAAATAAATTAAGTTCAGTTAAATTTGATAGATAATGTGATGTAATTTCATAAAATGTTTTAGTAGATTTTTCCATGTATTATCCTGCCGGTTCAAATTTTGCAGCTTCTGGTGATTTTTGTGGTGTACTAACTACTGCTTCAGTAGTGACACTTGTGCCTGTAATGAATGTTTCATCAAACAATGGTGTAACATCTACAAATGTTAGTGTTAATGATGTTGCCATTGGTCTTCCATTTATATATGGAGCTTTAAATTCTGGTTGAACAGTTGTTAATGCGGCATATTCTATATTTAACATGGGCGGTCTTTTCTTTGATGAATCTTCAGATGTATTATCTGATAAATCTGATGAACATATAGTTTTAACGCTAAATAGATGTGGTGGCTCTATTATATAATACCATTTAGGATTTTTTCTTGGACTAGAAAGTTTCATTAATTCTCTTATCATATCATTTATATGTTCTGCATCTCCACTTTGTCTAACTACAAATTCAAACACAATATTATATTCTAATGGTTGTGATGATTTATAAACTAAAGGTGAATCTGCCCTAGTAAAAACAATATTTTCACTATTAGCGATATTAGAGAACGAACTTGCCAATATATTTGACATATTAGATCCTTGTCCTGCTAAAGTTTTGGCAATATCTTGTAATGTTAATGATCCAGTTTTATAAAGTGCGCTGCCAATACCACCTATTGTTCGTATTGTTTTGTATAATCTTGAAAGTGTTTCCGCCAATCTGGATGTAACACTATCATATACTTCCCAATTGTGACTTAATGAAATATTAAAGTTATCTGGCATTAGTAGTTGAAAACTATGTTCGCCTGGTGTTGTAGGAATTTTTACTCTTGGATGTGCTGATACATTTTCACTTATGTTTATTTTACGAGAATCTATTTTTAACCACACCATATTCTTAAATGTCTCTGCTTCTATAGTTCTAGGAAAAACATAGTCCATATTATGCTACTCCTGTTACATAGTTAAGAATACCAACAGCTAATGTTGCTATTGAATCTTGATGTATTGTTGGTCCAAAACTTTTACTTGTTTGATCTCCTTGTTGTTGACCAATACTTTGGTTATTTAATTGTAAGTTATTTTGTGGTAATGTTTCTAATTGTAATTTACCTCCCATACCACGCAAGAAATCATTATTATTTTTCATCATGTCTATCTGTTCTTTTTTAAATATTGATTCCTCTTTATTTTTTGCTGCTTCTATTGAACTAAGTTGTGTTCCTTTTTCTGTAGCTTTCCAATTTTCTAATAATCCATCTTTTTTTAAATAGTTTAATGTTCCCATAATATTTTCTACAAATTTTAATGTCTCTTCATTACGTGGAATTCCGCCGGCTCTTTTTACACTTCCCGGCCCGGCATTATAACCAGCAGCAACTAATGCAGGATCATTTCCTATGTATGGTAGGGACTGTAAATATTTGATATATTTTATACCACCAATAATATTCTGGTCTAAATTACGGGGATCAACTCCCATATCTTTAGCAGTATCTGGCATCAGTTGCATTACCCCCATTGCCCCTTTGGAACTATCTTTGATATTAGGATTAAAATTTGATTCATGCCGCGCAATAGCATGTGCTAATTTTGGATCAACACCATATTCTTGAGCATATTTAGTTATCCTATCCATAACAGTTTGTCTATCAACAGAATATTTACTCGGATCAATACCAAACGATGTTGCAAGGCCGCCCCCAAAACTACCTGTTGATAAAAAATTTGATGTAAAACTTTTATCACCTATAATATTCATGAATCCTTCCCACAACTTGCCCCAAAATCCTTTGTCATCTGTGTTTTTGATAGCTTCAACAACATTACTTGTTTTTTCATCTGGATGTTTACTAAAATAGTCCTCTTGTGATTTTAAATAGCTTTTACCTATTAAATTGGCAAATATATTACCTTTTTCATCGGCAAATAAAAAAGTACGTTTTAATAAATTACTAAGTTTTAGTTCTTCTTTACTTTCACCCTCATCTTGAATTTGTGAAGTTGCGGACTCGGCAGAACCATATTCTTGCATTTGTTTAGCAAATTCTGGATTTTTAAGAAGATAATCAGTAGTATAATATGCTAAACCGGCTTGTGTTACTAATAATGCTGCAATAGCTGCAATAGGTAAAGCAGATAGTAAACTTAGAAGTATAGTTGGTGACCATGCGGCCGCAATACTTGCTCCCAATCCTGTTAGAAATGGTTGTATATATTCCCACATTGGATATACGATACGATTCATAAATGATTCGCCAATTTTGGTCATTATGCCCCTTAGGAAACCACCACTGATTTTATTATTACTAATACCGAGATATTTAAAAAATTCATTTTTAAAACCCGTAATATAATCTCCAATTTTACTTAAACTTTTTATTGCAATAAATATGTTTTTCATTATATTAGAAAAAAAACCAAATATATTTTTTATTCTCTCAAAGAAATCTTTTATTTGAATTTTCATTATGGACTTTAAACTACTAGACAGTTTTTCCATTTTTATTTTTATTGTTTCTATAAATGTAACAGTTTTTTCACTAACTGGTTTAATAAATTCACTTTCAATTTTTTTATAGATTGGTGTTTCTGTTACAGCATCTTTAATTTCTTCTACAATTGGTTTTATTTTTTCTTCATAATATTTCTTAGTAGGTTTTATTGTTTGTTTATAAAAACCCGATGCAACAACAAAATCACTTATAGATTGTGTAAAATTTTCTACAGATTCGGAAAATTTCTTTATTGGTTCTATGAAATATACTTTAAATGTCTCTGAAAATTTCTCCGATAAAAATGCATAAGTTTCCTTTGGATGTATGGCTGCTGCTATTAGAGTTTTGGAAATAGCACCTGTAGTTTCAACAATGGGTTTGGCTATACCCAACATCCATTTTATTGATTTCCATATTTGACCAAAAATTAAAAATACCCAGGTTCTTAGTTTAGTCCATTTGTCTATTTGTTTCTCTGTCATAGGTGTAAAGGTTCTCAAAAAACTTTTAACTAAGTATTTACCTAATATAAGAAGAAATATATCTCTGGCCACTTTTCCTATAGTACGAATAATACCAACACCCATATCTTTCATCCATATTATTTCTTCACCAAAAACTTGTCTTAAATCACTTCTTACTTTATCTAAAAATACTTTCACATGTTCTTTAAGTGTTTTGAATGTATTAACAATAATAATACCAAGTTTGGTATCCATTAACATAGCCTCGGCCCATTTTTTTACTGGTACTTTTTTCTCAAATACACCTTCGTTATATTTTTTATGTAGTTTAATTCCCGAAACAATACCAAGTCCAACTGCTGTTGTACTTGCAACAATTGTGGCTGTTTTTTTAATAAATTTTAACATTCCGGCATCAATTTTAAATTTATAATCTTTTTGTTTTTTTTCTTCTCTCATATATTCCCCAATAAAAATAGGGTCTTAAGGTTATTTCTCCTTAAGACCCTATAAGTCCATTAGATATTCTAAGTGGAGATACCAGATTTTTCTTTTAGACTTTTTATAGCTAAATGTGTATATGCTATCCTTTCAAAATCCGGTAACAACGAACTTTCGGTTATACTTATACCACATATATATGATAGGTAGTATTGTTCTTCTACTATATTCTCAATAGTAGCACCACCCGTAACAATTTCTCTTAGTTGAAAAAATTTTCTACTGGAACCTCAATTTTTCGTTCTGCACCACAATGAGGACACTTAATATCAAAGTTGAAATCAACACCAAATTCTAAATCATCATACCACTTTACTAGATTGTCATAGAAGAAGCTAGGCCCTTCTTTAAATAATATTGTTTTATCTTCTAGTAATGGATTTTCTACTTGTTCTTCTGGTGTTATTATTTTTTTTATGCCAGATATATAAGTAAGAATATTTTCTTCTAAGACTTTATCCTTTTCTTTCACATTACCATTTTTTATTTCTTTTGCAACAATACCTTTAACTATTTTTTGATGATTTCTAGTAAGAAGTTCAACTTCTACTGATATATTATCATCTAGTTTAACCACATAATCAAGTTTCTTAAGTTTCTTGACCTTAAGTTTACCTAGATCAAGTTTATCTATGACTTGAGATTTACAATTATCACAGTCGTAGGTTATCTCGTTCGTACTGCCCTTACTTTTTTTTCTAACTTCTATTAATAGAAAAAACCTATCTTGTAGTGGAATATCTTCTACTTTAAAATCTTCGGTAATGACACAAGAATTTATAAGATTATCCAATCCATCTTCTTCATCACCATCAAATGAAAGCAGTTCTTTCATTTGATATGTAGTAATTGGTCTAAATTTTACCTCTTTTCCACAACCAGGTAAAACCGTGGTAAACTGATAAACATTTAAATACTTCTTTAATTCCATTTATTATCCTCTTAATGCTTGAGATGGTGTATTTGCTGCTAATGTTTTGAAATATACATATGAATATGTTACATCAAACATAGCAAAGTCACTATTGGCATAATCTAATGATACTTCACCAACACTACTTGGCCAAGCATAATATAGATTATAGGCCATTAAATCGGTTAAATCTAAACCAATAAGTGTTACTGTTTGCACAGGAACCATATATTCATCTGGATAAGCATGTCGATTTGTAAGTGGATCCAAAATTAAATCCATCCAGTTAGCAAAGGCGGCTCTAATTTTAGCATCTTTATCTACAGTAAAACTTACTGTCCATTGGTCATAATTCCTTTTACCGGCTGTTTTGAAATCAAATCCTTGCCACGAAGTTATCATTTCGTCAAAATTAGAACTTGGTAAACTAGAAGATCTTACAAGAAATTTTGCATCTTCTTGTACATTTTGTGTTAGTCCAGCAGGAAATGATGGTACTATATAAAATAGATAACTTCTGGCACCAGTTTTGAATTTATCTTTAAAGACATCAATATTTAATCCTTGAAGAGTTTGGGCCATTTTTTACTCCTTTTATTTCTGTATCTGAGATTTTTTGTCAATAGACATCTCTAGATCTTCTTCGGCATCTTTCATAACTAATTTTTTAGCATATTGTAAAAAAGTTGTTTCTTTAAATTGTGGATTGGTCTGTACAAAATCTTTTACTAAAATATTGATCATATCTAGTAACATTATTCTACGCATACCAACTTTTTTTGCCGCCTCAACAAATATTTCTAGAAACCACACATAATGTTTTCTTGTAAACATAACCGCCTCGTCAACTCTTTTATCTGCCATATATTTTTCTATTCTTGCCACTACTGTCATATTTTCCTCCAATATTATATAACCCGGTCACTAATATTAGTGACCGGGTTATCTGTTATACACTTTCACTAAAATCTGTCGTGTCTTTAGTTGCTACAAAAGTTATGATAATATAATCTGCCGCATAAGTTGGCTTGACATAAATATCAACCCACATTTCATTGCGGGCAATGCGTTCCGGGGTATTGTTGGTTGTATCACAGATTATTTTATAATCATCTATACCATCATTTGCTTTAGCATAGTTTAATACTGGCCTGATCTCACTTACTATAGCATTACGATGAAAAGTGTTATTGGACTCAAACAGATAGTTACGCGCTATGGAAGCAATATCTGTTTCTATACTAATAAATAAACGTCTTACGTTTACTCTATTAAACGCACTATATTTATCTAACAGTGTTTTATGGCCATATACTACTTTACCCTGATTAGCAAATGATACAATAGGATTCCAGCTATATTTGTAAATGGCATCACGTTGTGTCTGTGTCGGATTCCAAGCCAAACGCCTAACATTATTTATTTTGCCACGAATGAAACCGGCCGGCGTGCTCCAATATTGTGCCTGATTCTGGCATCTGGCATATATTGCGGCTACATAACCACTAGCGGGTATCCATCTATATTTATTGTTATACTTATCATAAATATCAAGCCAATTAGCATATATTGCACCATAACTTGTATTTACTTCACTGTTTCCGCCGCGCCAAGAAATCATCCAGTCTCTTAGATTAGTTTCTTCTGAACCAGATTGATTAATCACATGTGTAGATAAGCAATCTAGCACGGCCATACAATCTTTTCTGGTTTTGGCCACTGTTACTATTTCTGTTTTTACTGCTTCTGGTTTGTCACTATCAATAATAACATCTAGATTTATTTCTTCGGCATTATTATATAAATCCACAGCAGCAATTATTGTTGCATCCGGCACAGTAGCATTTGTAACAGCATTAGTTAAATTGGTAGCTGTATTGTTATTACTTCCACCACTTAATCTCTGCCATGCAGATGTAACAAAATTTACAATATTGGTGTTATTATAACTACCATTAAACGATACTCTAATATATTGCGAATTTGTATTTATAACATTTTCTACATACATGGGCTGTCCAACATCATCATATTTATTTTCATCTGTAGATACATTCCACCATTCTACAGTTGACCAGTTGGACTCGGTATCGGCATCATATCCCTGGGTGCATTCTTGTACTATTACAATAAACTCTTTATTAGAATCCAATGGTGCATCTACAGCATATAATGATGAGTATGTATCCCATGCAGTATAATTTTTTTGTCTGATTAAATCATAATGTGTTTTATCGCATACTGCAATTCTTAGCATGTTGCCGCAGTAACCACGATCTTTACAAATAACCTTCATCATATCAGTACCAGATACAACAGCATAATCTGGATATTCATCTGGGTCTACTACTTGTCCTACACCACTACTTAAAATGGGCGCATTATTGAAGGTGAATGCGGTAAATGTTGCACTAGTTCCACTTGTAGCTGTAGTGCCAGCAAAAGTAGCACTTATCGGCATTGTTCTAGTACAATAAAGATTGTTAGACTCCTTTAGGAAAGCGATAGCCGAAAATATATCTCTATAACAGTCGGCATTTGAAGATGGGCTTCCAAATTTAGTTACCAATTCTGTTTCAGTCGCAATCAAAATTTTGTCATTTTCTCTACCTTTATAGGTATTTCTCAAAACAACGGCACCTACTGGCCCGGATGCTTCACCCACAAAAGTAGTTTTGTCAACTTCCTCAAAATATACTTGAGGACTAACTAATGTTGGCATATATCTCCTCCATTTTAAGGGAAAGTATTTTTTCCCTGACTAAGTTATTCACAGATAACATTATAAATTGTTATTTTTGTTTTTTTGGTTTGTTCTTTTTTTAGTAGAAAATTTTTTAGTAGCATTTCTTATAGATGCTAATACTATTTATGAAATTTCTTCAGTTGATCCATAAACATCAAATCGACTATATTCAAATGTGGCAGTGCATTGTAAAAATTCTTCACCTGATTGATAAGTAAGTCTTACTTCCCCTATATTCTTAATCCAGACATTTTCGAAAAATATTCTAATAACTTCTTCATTGAAGTTATTTCTTATACTAAGTGTCGCACCTACATTATGTTCTGATGGTATAGTATGTTGTTCTGCTGCGTATTTAAGCCAATCATGTAAGGTGCGCCAATTATCAAAATTTCTATCTACAAAAAAGCTAACTGTCCAATCTTGAAATGATACACCACCAGAGTTATCACGTCTGGCTACAACGCCCATCCAATTTGCATCTATAGTGGTTACGTCCATAGATGGTATGACGGTTTCAAACAAATTAAGAATTACGTTCTTAGTTTGTGATACTGTTTTGTTGGGTATTTTTCCAATAATCAACTCAAAATTAGTTGCATTAGCTTTATCAACAATCATTATTCTCTACCATAATAATAACTAAATGGTTTTCCCGTCCTTTTTTCGTATTTATCCTTTGCTTGTCTAATTTGATCCATTATACGTCTTTTCCTTTCTGGATCTTTTTCATATTTTTTTGCTTTTATCAGAGTTTTTATATTAGTAGCCAACCTAATCTCTGCTCTATCATCTTGATTTAATTTGGAATTAATACTAAATTCTTTTTTTATACGTTGTGGATCATATTTCAACTTAAAAACATTAACAATACCTATAGTTTTTGGTTTTTCGTCCAATTGCCTTTCAATATACTTATTTCTAGCTTGTGCTATTTCTTGCCTAAGTATTTCCTTAGCACCAACAAAATCATCATTTATAAATTTATCAAACGCTTCTTTGATATTTTCAATGTTCATATTTCTCTTCTTAATTTGGATTATTTGAAAGTTGTCCTTTTTGTTCCCAAAATAATTTTTTATTCTATAGCTTGAAATATTAAGCTTTTTTTCAAGTTGTGATATGAAATTAATTTTGGCTTTTTTTTCTGAATCAGCTTGAGTATATAAAGTTATGGTTTCACCATACCAATTAAAATCTCCTTTATATTTAGATTCTAGTAGATGTCTCTGCTTCATATTTTTCCATCATATTACCAGCTTTAGCTTTAATACGTTCTAAATAATTTTTAACTGTCTCATTTTTACTAGATAATATACAAACAAAGAATATACACAAATACACCAAACCAATAAGTATAGCTCTTTTAATTTCCATATTACTTAAAATAACAATAGCTTCTATAATATTAGATAAAATTATACATATAATTGGTAAATTATTCATTACAAAACCAACCATAGTAGCAAATTCAATGGATTCGTCTGTTTTGGATAAAATCTCATCCAATTGTCTTGATGTGATGCCAAACATTTCTTGAAGAACTTTAGATAAAGTTTCCTCATCACTACTTTTTTTAATTTCCGTCCAATGTCTTAAGGTTCTACTCTTAAATACATTATAACCAATATCTTTTAGCGATTGTAGTACATCTTTTACGTACTCTTTGCCACTACTATAGAATTTTTTAATATATTTTTTTTCTATTAAATATTCTTCAAATCGCATTTTTTATGCCTTATATTCTACTACTGTTATACAACTATAACATACACCACCAAATAGACGGCCACCAGCATTGCCATTCAGATAGATACTAGCACCACCAGGTTCGCCTATACGCACTTTAAAAGTTATTTCGCTTACTGTGCCGGCATCCATAACATGTTCAAAGTTAAGTAGTGCCATAACCTCGGCATGTGGATAATATTTTGTTCTGGCCGATAGTGCATTACTTGTGCCGGTTTTAAATAGCGCCGATATTACTTGTAGTGCATCTGCATATACCGATAAATTTACAGTGATATGTAATTTATTGGTTGCGCTTGTTGGTGTAATCGCAACAGATAATACTTCCGCACCTTCGGTTATCTGGGGGATTGTATCATCAAACGGTATGGCAACGGCAGTGGTTACATGGTCAGATCTACTGTAGGTGGCTATTTGAACACTGTCGCCAGATTGTTTGGCCAAAGCAGTATTAAGTTGTGTTTGTATAGCCGAATTTACACCATTCAAATATCCAAACTCGGTATTATTTACGACACCAGTACCTACTTTAGCAGCATCTATACCACTTGGTATTACAGATTCCCCTAATGTGCCGCTAGCTGCAATTGTCCCCGTGCCATCTGCGAACAAATAACCCGATGTATGAGAAGAAAATTGCACTGTCCCGGCAACTACTAAATCATCAAGCTGCATTTCTGGACCGGTTACTATATCAACATCTGTAAACCCTTGAATCTCATCAACTCTTATTAAACTCATTTGTACTCCCTAAATTATAGCCCAACTACCAGATGTTGCTACTGTTACATTACTACTAATGGTAAGAGGGCCTATACTAAGTGCATTTTTGGGTATTGTAATATCATAATCTATAATATTATCTTGCATAAAAATTTGCGGAGTCATGAATGCCCCCCGTTGTGTTATTGAACGATTTATTGAAGTTTGATAGTCAAATGATGGAGTCCCAGATAGATTTATATATTCTAATATATTATGCCATATAGCATTATTAATTGTGTTATCTATACATATAAACACTTCTTTAGTATTTATGTTACACCACAATCCACCCACTATAAAACCATGATTAACATCACTTGCACTAGTTGGTGGTAAACTATCAAAATGTAATTTCGGAATGTAATATCTAGTCATTTTGTTTTCCTATAATTATTTATAATAAAAAGTATAACAATTCAGCCGAATCTATCATCACCACGAGTAACAGTTCTAACATTAACTATTTCACCCTCAAAAAATTCTGATATGAGAGTTAATGGCACATCTATATCGAAATGGTAACATGAGAATACATCAAAGTCGGCATTATTATATTCTGGCCATAAATGGCCGGAAAGATGCGACTCGAACAACAAAGAAAATACAGAATATCCCCAATTATCAGGATTTTTATTATTTTTACAGTTAAAAATTATAGGATTTGTGTTTATTTTATCAGGCGGAACTAGAGTCATGCCAATTTTAGCCGGCAACATGCTAAATAGATTTAGTATGCCATCTCTATCACACAATTTTGACATACTACATCCAACCAGAGTAAACATTAGATGTAATCCCAAACCACGACCCTTCTGCATCCATATATCCTCCCACCAATTAACTTATTATAATATTTATAAAATACTTCTATGTTATTTATAAAAAAAATCCCCGGATAGATTATATCTATCCGGGGATTTAGTTGGTTTTTTAGATTGTATTATTTACAATTACAAATTAGCCAGCTCTTTATCTAGATCATCGAACTCCTCTTCATCTTTTGATA